AAGCATGGAGCGTATCTCCGGCCAAGTCACTGAGAAGATTGAAGAGGAAATCAAGGGCAAGCTGAATGGAGCCGCTACCCCTTCCCTCTTTTAATTTGCCGAAACCGCTTGATCTGCCGCGTATGGAGATAGCGGTGCCGGTTTTTCCTGCGCCATCGCACCCGCTGTTGATTCCGCCAAAGGTCGAACCGACACCACCGCCGGAACCTCCGAAAGCGGAAGATCCAGCCGCTCGTGAGGCGGTAAAAGGGCTTCAAAAGCAGATCGAGCAGCTAAATAGCAATATCAACGCACAGCAAAAGACAATCGACAACCTGCTGAACCCGCCCGAAATCGAGCAGGTGGAAGAGCAGACCACGACTGTTGCTGTCCCTGGAACGCCGTTGGAATTTGCGCTACCTAGTGCCGAGGTGTTGACCGTTGCGACGGTGACGGCTGGTGCAGCTGCAATGGCATCTGTTGGCGCGACGCTTGCCGCTCAACAGCTGGTTAAACCGCTAAAAACTGTGTTCCAAATCGGAATCAAGCGTGTTCTCAATCATCACCACGACTGACCGGCAGCGAATCCCGGTACACGTCGATTGAGACCACATCCGAGCACATGTACGCAAGCTCTGCTTTCGGGTGGATCATGAATCCCTTTCCATATAGCTCGGCGCACTTCAGTGCCCGGACCAAGTGATAGTCGAGCTTGTCCTTTTCCAGCTTGTGCTCTTCAGCTTCAATCCGTTTGCGGGCTAGCTCTTTGCACATTTCGGTGATGGAGCCATCCAGCGGGATGTTGATGCTGAGCTGTGCCCCGGTGTTTTGCATCCGGCTGTAGTCATCACCCGGCATCGGGTCCGAGTGCCCCTCTAGATAGAAAGGCGTCATGACCAAAGTTGCCCCATTGCAGCTGTGACCAGCACCAAAGTGCTGTCTGCTTGGGGCGCCGTTGTTATTGAACTGGACGCTCTGGTTGGTGTTGTTGCTAGTAGCAGCAGCACGCGGGGCTGAGTTGTTGGTGGTCTCAGCCGCCGCAGGTGCCGCCAGCACTACTGCGAGAACACACTGAGCGAGGTGGTGGTGGAATCGGTTTCGATGGTGCGGTCGATATCGATTTGCTCGATCAGGGTGTTGGCTGCCCTGGTGGTGATCTCCAAGCTGAACGGATCGCCAGCGGTGTGAACGTCCCATGTAGTCGAGGTGTTGGTAATGTCTGCGGCGCTTGGGGTGACGTTTTCGCCGGTATAGGTTGCCAGCTCAGACCCGTAGATCTGGTGCTGGATCGTTTCGGTAACAGTCTGGGTTGTAGTAGTCGTGCTCTGCATGGAGCCGGACGACCACGTAGGTGTCACAGTCTGCGCTGCAACAGGAGCCGCAAACAGGGTGACGGCTACGAGAAGTGCGCGTTTCATGCCTTTGGTTTGGCCTGGTCTGGGTCAACTGTAGGGGCATCTTTTTTCTTTTGACCTGGTGCTTTGCGCTCAATACCGAAACCTGCCATCGCCCCGGTAAGCAAGCTGGCTACAAAAGTTGAGTCCATCTTCATCCCGGGAATGATGTTTAGGTAAGACACCGTAAGCAGCGTGGCACTCCATCCCAACACCATCATTCGCACCACATCAGCAACGTTGACACCGTGCGATTGTTCACCTGACTTTTCTTCTTCAGCTGCCATGATGTCTTCGAGCTGGTGCGTTGGATGTTTGAAATTTTGGCAGCCTTAGCTGGTGCCTCGGTAACGGTAGCGGCTGTCGGATTCGGCAACTACAGCCGCCGCGCCAGCGAGAGCCGCGATGCAGTGGTGCGTTTAACTGCAGCCGTGGAGAATGTCGCCACCAGATTGAACATGATGCACACAGATATGAAAAGCCGAGACACCGAGGTGTTCAGTCGTCTGCGCGACCTTGAATCGGCAGTCGCACGACTGGAAGGCACTAGAGAAGCACACTAGAATCCGACTGCCATCAGCTCATGATCCTTGCTTTAACACTGGCTATGGCCTTCAAACTGCAAGATTTTTTCAATCACTACACAGGTGCCCCACACCAGCTGGCGGCAATCCAACAACTTCAAGAGGACCTACCCAAAGAACTAACTGAGAAGCAGGCGTCTTGGTATGAAATTTGGCGAGCGGGAGGCAAGGTGCTGTGGGTGCCACTTCCGTACTTCCACCAGCTGGATTTAAAGAACGGACACCGAAAGTGTTTTACGGCGACCATGGCAATGCTGGCCGCTGACTTTATGAAAGTAGAGACGGCTCAAGAGTACGAGGCTATTCGCGCTAAATACGGCGACACGACGGAAGTTGCCGCTCACCTCAAAGCCCTCGAAGAGCTGGAGCTTCATGCCGAGTTTGTGCAGAACGCCACGCCCGCACTAATCGAGGCAGAAATCGACGCGGGTCGAGCCGTTGCAGTGGGATGGCTACATCGAGGAGACATTTCCGCCGGAGAACCCCCAACCGGCCCTGGGCACTGGAGCGTCATCATCGGCTACACCAAGACATTTTTCATCGCCAAGGATCCCCGGGGTAAGCCGGATCTGGTGCATGGCGGACACGAAAACCACTACGAAGGAGAGGACACCTACTATTTGAAAAAGCATTGGCTGCCCCGATGGGAAGTCGATGGTCCCGGCACTGGCTGGGCAATTTTGGTAGACAGCGACCCCTCCCGAATCAACTACAGCCGATGACTGTTGTTCACAGCGACGACATGGGCGACGGCTTCATGCTGGAGCAAATTGAAAACGACCGGGGCGAGATTTACTACCGCGCCTGCAAGGACAGCATCTGCCGCTATGCGGAAGATGAATACATTGCCCGCATGTATTTAGAAGGAATGGGCTGGACGCCCTAAGCCACTAGATCTTCCGTAATCCAGTAGGCGATTGCGATCTCGCGCTCCCGACTCCAGAATTTTTGGTTGCGATACCAGTCAATCCAGTCGTGAGCGGACTTAGAGATGTTGCACGCAAAACAGCACGCCACAAGATTTGACTGGCGTGTGTGACCACCGCGCATTTTGGGATGCACGTGATCAAGAGTTGCGGATCGCCCCAGATCATTCCCGCAGTAAGCGCAGCAATGGTCCCAGCTGCTGAGAATGTCTTGTCGAAATTTTCGTTTGGCTTGCTTTTTGCTTAGATACTCACCACCACAGATGTGATGATCCATAGCCAGCTGCCGCTACCTGGACGGTAGCCGTAGAAACTATTACGCACTGGAAAACTCTCTGTAGAAGCTCTAGCCTTATACAAGATGTCATTAGTGCATGGATCCCACCACCGCTGCTGTCATTGCTGTCGCCCTCGCAGCTGGATCTGAAATCATCGGGATGCTCCCCATCAAGGACAACAGCTGGGTCCAGCTAGTTCTCCGAGTTCTTCAAGCAGCCTTCCCGGCAAAAAAGGAGAAGTAGATTTGAGGCCACTGGAGCAATCAATGCAGTCGCAGTTCCGGCAGGCCGCCAACGAAAAGTGGCTTCGCGCCCGCTACGAATCTGGCGACTACACCGGCTTGCTCGAAGCGGCACTGGCGCTGAACGTGCTGTGCGAGATGGAAAAAACAAAATCGGCCTGGGCTATCAGCGAAGCCGCTGACAACCTGGCCGATCAGTTTGGACTGGATCGAGACTCAGCCTAGTTTTTGGAGGGTGTACTTCTGGTACAGCCCGGTGTAGGTGCCATGGAAAGGATGGCTCACCTGATCGCGCCCATCCTTAAAGAACAGCTCATCGAGGTAGTCAGCCCGCGCCATGTCAGCAGCGGCCTTGGTGAAGTTGACCTTGGGAGGAAACGTCATTTTTTGTCGGCAGATTTTTTCCGGTTTTTGGCCGCCACACTGGGGCTAGTCCGGGAACGAGCCAGCTTAGGTTTCTTCGCCGTTGTTGGCGGAACGTCTACCCGACAACCGGGGTAACGATTTTCAGCAAACAGGATTGCCTGCTGGAGCGACTCTGCCCGAATCAAATCCCGCATGGCACCCTGACCTGCGAGCCAGATCTGCAGCTCATACAACTGAGACCGTTCTGCACTGGTGCGTGAGCGACCTTCCCCAAGACGCTGCGAACGCTCAAAATCTTCCTGCCACTGCAGGACACCGTTTTTCATCATCGGTAGGACGGTTCAGTAACGCTACAAATTGAGATTGGGCTGCTGGTGCACTGCTGGACGCTGTGAGCAGCCCGCAATGCCCGCTCATAAGTAGGCCAACTGGAGGCATCCTCCTCAAGCGAAGTGAGCTGGATCCCTTTGCCTGGTCCGAAAACCGCCATGACCCAACGGTCTTTGACTTTGACTGCGTAGCGGGTCACCGTGGACTACTGTAAGAGCCTAGAGATTTTAGTTTGAATTTCTAGGTCCCGGTCGCCTTATTACTAAGTCTCGTGATTCTCTTCACTCTTGCGGCTTCTTCTCTTGCTTGGAACGCATTCGTCCTTCAACCCGTCGCCGAACAGATTCATTCCATTTCTCAACGTCGGCCTCTTCAGCAATTTTGTAAATTTCCGGCATCTCCTGTTGAAGCGCACCATATACATATTCCCGCAGAAGAGCCGTCACCTTCTTCCCCTGCTTATCGGCGAGGGTCTCAGCCAATTTGTACCGATTGGCATCCAGAAGTAACTGGCAATAAATCTTCGATCCGTGTCTGAGGGGCATGACTAACGAT